TTTGTAGCAGTGTAGTCGTAGGAAGCTCCTTCAAATAATTTAACACCATTTTGATAAACATCAAGGGTGCCAACACTATAACCTTCTGAAACATCAAAGAGTCCAGTAGTAGCAGTTACGACCTCAGACCCTCTTACTAAATTACCAGAACCACCAGCCCCTCCAGCAATATCACTAAATACAATATTACCAGCACCATCCGTTACCAAACTCTGGCCAGCACTACCGTCTGCTGTAGGAAGTGTATACTGATTGTTTACATTGACACTATCTGCACTAAAAGTTCCAGCTACATCTAATTTATAGGCTGGTGTAGCTGTACCAATACCAATTCTGTCTGTACTAGCATCAAGCCTAAAGAGATTAGCATTGCCAGTGCCTTCCATTCTAATGTCTCTATCAGAACCAGCTTCATTAAATACAATTCCAACGCCTCCAGCTCCTACATCAAGAACACGAATTTCTGATTCAGCAGCATTTCCACCACCTCTAATAAATACAGTATTACCGCTTGAAGCACTAATAAAAGTATTACCTAACGCACTAACCATCATATAGTCATTACCACCCGCCATGCTAGTGTGTTTAATACCAGCAAATGCAGTATTACCACTTAAAGCACAATCGCCAATCATAACTCCACTACCACCACGATCAGCAATCCTGACACAACCACCATCATCATACACAAGCTCAACATCATGTTCAGCCACCACACTGCTGGCTGCAGGTCTATACTTACCAAGAGTAATACCGCTTTCATTAACCATTATCTGATGATCAAATTTATTTCCACCCCCACGAATATATACATTACTGTCTTCTTTAGCGCTAAGATAAGTGTGAGTACCAGCGCTCATGATCATATATTCGGATGGACCTGTGAGACTAGTGTGTTTTAATCCGAAATAAGCTCCAGGTGAAGTTTGACTATATACTCCACTACCAACCACCAATTTAGTTCCTACTAGAATATCTCCATCTCTAATATCAAGTTTGGAAACAGGAGAATTCGTCCCTATACCAACATTTCCGGCACTATTTATACGAATCCTTTCTAGACCAGCAGTCGATGCGCAAATCGTATTAGCAGACGGAAAATAGAAGCCCGTGTCGCTATCGCCTTCTACGCTCAGTGTTGGCGATGTAGAACTGCCGCCTTGTACAAAATAACATTCAGTGTTAAAGAACTGATCGCAGTAGTGTCTCGTAATGTTGGATGTGGCATACCTAACCATTAAGTTATTATTGGTATAAATACTAGTGTTAATTGCTCCAGAGGTTCCAATATTAAAATTACTAGCAGTGATACCCATGCCAGCATGTGCGGCTGACGCTGAATATAATCTTATGTAGTCTAGGTCTGTGGCGTTTGTGGAAAATCCAGCACTAAATGCTTTGAAGTCAATCTTTGATGTTGTTGTTGATGATCGATCAACGAAAACGTTACCGACAACGTGTAATTTTTCTGAGGGCGAAGCCGTCCCTATACCAACCCTACTATTAGCTATATCCACATGAATAGTACCATCTGCAACTGTTTGATTGCCTGAATTACCTACAAACAATCTACCCTCATTTAAGTTAGGGGTAGCATTGGTACGACCAGCGCCCATCACTTTTATAGAGCCAGCAGAATTGTCTCTTCTTGTTACTTTAGCGATTTTTTGTATTTGCGAAGACTCGCCAGTAGGAGCAGTTTTACTTAGTGTGCCAGCAGTATTGCTAACATAAAGTTCGTCTCCCTCATCCCAGTCTGGAGTATCTGTGTCTATGTTGTAAAGCGAACCAAAAGTAATAATATTTACATTTGCGTTATGGTTGACAGTTTCAGCGGCTATTCCAAAGGCTGGCATTTTAGAAGAGTCATTAGCGTCTGCTTTAGAAACAACTGTTTTATTGCCTGATATGCCAGATATATAAACTACATCGCCCTTAGTTAATGCTTCACCAGCTTTGGCTGTAAAGTATATAGCGCCTCTTAAATTACCAATAAATTGGTTAGCTTCAACATCTCCAACTATCGTAATATTACCAGTACCAACTATGTCATAGTTGTTAAGGTCTAAATTGCCTCCAAGCTTAGGAGTGGTGTCTTCTACCACACCATTGATTCCAGCAACACCACTAAATATAATATTTCCCGCACCATCTGTAACTAAACTATGTCCAGTAAGTCCATCCCCAGTAGGAAATGTATACTGACCATTTATATTAACAGAATCTAAAGTTGCGCTACCTTTAAGATTTAACGAGTACCCTTGAGGTATATATGTTCCTGTTTGTCCAATAAAAATTTCCTTAGACCCATTAATACTCATAGCAGTAGAGGAAATACCACCACTACCCCTGACATTAAAGAACATACCTCCGTCAGGATTATTTTGATTACCATCTGTTTTTTCAAATACAAAGCCGTCGTTAGCATTATTGCCAAGACCCCAACAGTCACTATTTTGATATGCGATAAATCCATCATAAATAGGAGGACCAGATAATGGAATATCGGCAGTTCTAAAAGCTGCTGTTGGACTTATAATTCCAGATTGAATATATGTAGTACCATGTACATGTAATTTATATTGTGGAGAATTCGTCCCAATACCAATATCACCTACAGAAGTTATTCTAGCTCTTTCTGTATTGTCTGTTCCAAATACAATATCTTTAGCAACTCCGTAGGTATTAATACCTAAATGTCCATAACTAGAGAATAAATGAAAACTACCAGCACCTAATCCCAGCAGAGTATTGAAACTTGTAAATTGACTAGAGGATTTTCCATATGAAAGAAGTCCTCCAAGCTGACTTCCCGTATCATAATGATATGTCTTAACTGTCTCTGTTGAGTCTGTACTCCGTTGGTATATATAAGGATCTGTACTGCTTATGGTAAGTTCTTCAGCAGTAATATCTCCATCAATATCAATATTGCCTGCACCATTTATATTTTTATTATTTAAACTTAAATTACCACCCAGCTGAGGATTTTGATCTTCTAATAAACTAGATATACCACTACCACCACCACCAACACCAGTAGGTATGGCAACATCTATAGCTGTGATATGGCCATTAGAATCTAAGGTTAAATTCTGTATAAAAATATTACCAGAATTTGCACTCGTGTTAGCAGCACTAATAACAGGATGTCCTGTGAGATACGCAGCTTGTGAATGGTCTCCCCATCCATACGCGCTATTCCATTGCGTGGAATTACCACTAGTAGCAGTTATAATCCCGCTAACATCTAAGCTTCCACTAACCATAACGTTCTGACCAGATGCAGCTGTTAATATTGTATTACCATAAATATCAAAAATTATTCTTTCATTATTCTCTTTGAAAGCTGTTTGACCAGAATCTCTACCCTGATAAAATTTGACAGGAATACCTGATTCTCTGGAGCCTATCAACACATGATTTCGCAATCCTGTTGCAGCAATGCCGCTGTTACAATACTGAAAACTAGCAACATTCCTATCATCAATATCACGAATCAGATGTCCAGCAAAACTTGTATGATCAAGAGTTCTTGATAACACTGTTCCTTCGTTACCACTAGGAGCTACAATATGAATTGCTGTAGCCGGATTAGTTGTACCTATACCAATACGATCTCCATTTTGATGGATAATACTATTAACAAGAGGGGTGACAGTATTACTAAACACAGGTAAATAATTAGCAGTTGCTCCACCACCTATAATACCAGTAACATTAATTGTTAGTATTCCTGTAGGATCAGTACCTGTACCAGAATCATAGATTAAAAGTATATGTTCTCCAGCCTGTACTTGTGTGTTTAATGCTGAGTTAACTACTCCGCTAGAAGCTTTTGCAGAGACAACTCCTGTGATATGACCAAACTCATCAAACAAAAGGTCTTGGACAAAATCATCATCAGTATTATTAACATTAGAAGCAGCATTGGTTATAGCTATATGAGTTCCACTAATTGCGTAAGGGACATCATTAACTAAGAAACTAATAGGATCCCCAGAACTAATAGTCTCTGTAAAGCCTGTAATATAACCAAGATTATTATTTAGTAGGCTTATATTATCTCCACTTTGTACAACAACACTAAGATCACCCGTTAATCCAATACCATCATTTCTAGATAATACTATCTCTCTATTACCAGTATTATATACTATATTATTTACAAAAGTATTAGTATCTGGAGGTATGGAATCTATTTGACTTTGCAAATGTCCTGATACAGAAATTAACTCTCCTGTAGTTGCATAACCAGCAAGCGAATGGTCTTCCCAACTATACGCTTCACCCCACTGACCTGTTTGTATGGCGGTAATATTGTAAGCAACTGAAGATGTAAATATAGGGTCTGTTTCATTAAACCCTGTGATATATGGTACATCGTTAGTTAGTAAGCTAATATTGCTCCCAGAAACCAAAACGTTACTAGGAACACTATCTATACCAGTAACAGCAACGCTAGCAACTCCTGTGACATGACCGTATTGATCAAATAATAAGTCTTGAATAAAAGTATTATTGCTATTATCAACACTTGATACGGTAGCTACTGAAACATGAGAGTCTTTGTCTAAGACATAAACTACACCCTGCATATTAGAATGTGATGTACATTGATAATATAAAATATTGGGAGTATCATGTTCAATTTCCCAAGTCAGTGTACCATTACTAACAGGACTACCAGTAATGCCATCTGTATAAGCAGTGCCTCCTAGTCCTGCAGTAGTCTGAAATTGAAATGGATGGGCGCCCATGTTATTAACAAACTTATATGTTTTGCCTCTATATAAATATAATGTTGGATCATCAGCACCACCAGATAAGCCTGGACCATTAAATCTATAATTAGCACTACCCAGACCAGGGGAAGTTAAAGTATACTCAGGTATCGAATCATAGGCAGAATCATTAGTCAGTAAACTTATATTGTCACCACTGTGCAAAACTATATCAAAATTTCCTGTTAGCTGTACTCCATCATTTCTAGTTAAAACTAAATCTCTCAATCCAGTATTATAAACTATACCACTAACAAAAGTATTGGTATCAGATGGTATTGAATCTATTCTCCCTTGAAGATAACCTGAGACAGAAACAAGCTCTCCTGTAGTCGCATAGCCAGCATCATTAGTTAGTAAGCTGATATTATCCCCCAGCTCCACTACTCCGGTTACATTAATAGTTAAGGTTCCTGTTGGATCGACGCCAGTACCAGAGTCATAAACCAATACTATGTTGTCACCAGACTGTATTTGTGTATTCAGAGCAGAGTCTATTATGCCGGTAGCAGATTCAGAAGAAAGCACTCCGGTAACATGTCCATATTGATCAAATAATAGATTTTGAATAAAAAAATCACCGTTATTATTACTATTTGATACAGCAGAAATGTCAGGATGAGAATCCCTATCTAATACATAAACAGTCCCCTGCATACTAGAGTGTGATGTGCATTGATAGTATAGGGTGTTGGGTGTATCATGCCTGATTTCCCAAGTCATAGTGGCATTACTTATAGGACTATTGTCCATACCACTAGTATATGCAGTACCACCTATACCAGCACTAGTTTGAAACTGAAATGGATGTGCTCCCATATTGTTGACAAACTTATATGTTCTACCTCTAACCAAATATAATGTAGGATCAGCAGTAGAAGCAGATAGTCCCGGACCACTAAATAAATAGTGACTTGAGCCACTAGCCCCCAGAATATATTTAGGAACAGTATCATACCCAATGTCATTTAGTAACAGACTGATATTGCTGCCTGAAACTAAAACATTGGCTGGTACACTTCCCCCAATACCTGTAACAGCAACACTATCTACCCCAGTAACATGTCCGTATTGGTCAAACAATAAATTTTGAATAAAAGTATTATTACTATTAGTTTCATCAGATATGGTAGATACATCTATATGATCCAAGCCTGTATAGGCAACACTGATAACTTCAGTGCCACTAGTAGTAACCTGTATATTGTGCCCACCTTCTATAACTAAAGATGAAGAGGTCAATCCGTTGAGAGCACTTATTCCACTACCAACACTAAATCCCAGGAGACCACTCCAAGGCGTAATACCATCCCCTACCTTTAGCACATTTGCATCAATAGCAAATCCAGGCTCTCCACTAGCAAGAGTAGGGTTAGTACTATTAAATTGACTTAATGTACCTTTTCTAAATTGTATTAAATTATTCCTAGCCATTTAGCGGTCGTCCTTATGGAGATCCACCATCTATTTTCGAACTTCTAATATAAAAATTAGTTAGTATATAACTATTAATACCAGCATTACCTGGCCCAACCGAAGCACCTGAAATAAATGGCGAATTTATGTATGAACTATATAGTTTATTTTCTGAAGGATTATAATAAAGATTAAGACCTGACTCTGCAACTATAGAGCTACCAGAGCCTGGCGGATTAACCAATACAATGTTATAATTAGTGTCTGCATTAGTATGAGGTACATCTATGGTAGTAGCTACTGTAGCTCTACCAGATAAATTACCACTAAAGGTTGGAGCGACAAGAATATTGCCACTAGAATCATAATATAAAGACGTATCTGAGATTACAGGATTACAGCCTGTTACATTCACATTAGTTAAAAGTAAAGAATTTTGCGTACCAGTATGGTTTACATCAGCAACAAAAACGTTTGTAGCACAATCTGCTGTACCAACTAATGTCCCAGATATTGTTGTAGCACTAATACTATCAGCAAAAAGTTGTGGGGAATACAAACCAAATTGAGCTTCCCATCTGCCTCTATGTTCTTGCCATAAGAAATCAGCAAAACCTGTAGGAGTAACACCAGACCTAACAACCCTAATACCACCACTAGGAACAACATCAACAATATTTAAGGTAATTAAGTTATCGCCAATATTTACATTAGTACTATTAAATATAGAGCTAGATCCTTGAATATTTAAATCACCTACTACCGATAGATTGCCCCCTATTAAAACATTGTCATCACTATCATGCGTAACCACACCAGTTGTATTAATAGATAAAGCATCACTAACCGAATTATATGATAATTGGATATTATTTCCTGCAACTAAATCTGTCTCAAACTGATTTGCTACCAAACCTGTAACAGTAGGTGTAAAGTCACTGATATCAGCAGCAACTAAACCAGAAACATCAAATGTAATTGTATTCGTACCAGAAACACCTATAAGATTAATTCTGTTACCACCCACAAGATTTAAGGTGGCTTCTCCACTAGCCATTAGGGTTTCTGAACCACTAACGCTAACAAACCTAAATACATCATTAACACTACCGGTACCCCCACCCGTCAATCCTGTTTGTGGGATTACACAAGAATCAGAATTCCACAGACCACTAAAATTAACTTCATCTTTACCTACAACAAGTCTACACTGATCTGTAATAAAACCCAACTCACCATTAGCTAAAGTGGGGTTTGTAGACAACCATTGAGCTAGTGTGCCTCTTCTTACTTGTATTAATGTATCTCTTGGCATTGTTGTCTCCCTTTATGGTGTGCCACAGTCAAATTCTCTACCGTGTTCTATAAAATCTTCTAAACCATCAACTCTACTATGATGAATATTTCCAATAAATTCACTCGTTGACCCTGTTTGTACAGTAAGGTCGAATGTTTGATAAATCTCAACGTCTATAAAATTAGTAGTAGAACTAGTGTTCGTAGCCTCTATATCTATAACGTTTTTACTATAATTAACATCTTCAGTATCAGAGTAATTATTGTTTATTATATCTAAAGTCTTACTGTCTGTTATACTGTCTTCCAATATCGTCTCTATGGTATCTGAAAACGATGTTTCTATACCTATAAAATTAGATACTACCGGTTCTACTTCTATAGTGAAACTCATGATGTACAAGCCAATAGGTCGTCTGACTTACTATATCTTTTATCTATATTAATATTCCCGTATAGTATTCGGAAAGTTTCGCTACCACCACCTGAATATAATTCACTACTTTTGTCTTGTAGTTCGAAATCGTATTTAGCACTACTAAAAGTATACCCATTAGTGGTTGAAGCTGGTAGTAAAAATGTTATTTTACCATCTGTTGTAGGAGTCTCAATAAATAGCTTATATGTTGAAAAATCAGAAGTTTCTGTTGTAAAAGTCTGAGTAATATTAGTATTAGTTTTCCACACAATTCTAGCACAATAATTAGCCAAATCTATAGGACTATTATTAGAATCCTTATAAACAATAGATAATCTAAATGAAGAACCTTGCTCTATTTTGAAGTCGTATTGACTAGCTGCCATGGCTTACCTCTCAAAATTATGGGTATACTTAAAGATACACCTTATATATAAATATATAAAAAAAGGGCTGGTTTTTACGCCAGCCCCAGTTTCAACCAAATAATGATTAAGGCTTACAGAGATCCAAGGATAACTCTGCGATTATCTAAGCAAGCAAATCCTTGCTCAGCCCATCCGTAGAATCCAGCTCTCTTCTGACGATGAAGTGTATCGTCTTCATAGATCTGAACGCCTTCACGAACTGGCATGATGAAGCTGTCTCTCTTGCGAAGGTCAAGACCTACAACAAGTTCACTATCTCCACTAAGCGTACCACTCAGTACGTTTTCGAAGAACAGCTGATATTCTTGGCCTTCACCAAGTTCGTCTAGATCATGGAGATTCACACCGAAGACACGGTTTACTGCTCCACCACCATCATCAGCGACATAGATTTCACGACGAGTAACTTCGTCGACCTGATCGATGCCCCAGTTGCGAAGATCTTCCATAGCTTCAGGAGAAACATAAAGGTCTGTAAGCTGACCTCTATTATTACTTGAGCTATTACCACCACCGTTACGACGCATAACAGTCTTCATAAGGCTCACAAGACGCTTTGTGAATTGACCAGAAGCAGCATCACTGTCAAAGACAACAATGTTACGGTCAACACCAGCAGCGAGAAGTGTGTGCCAGCCATCATCATTCATCTTCTTGACGAATGAAGCTTCCATAACTTCCATAGCACGACCGACAACATCCCAACGAGCATCACGAGCATACTTTAAGAGATAGTCAATGCTGGAGCCGATGTCATAAGTTGGAACCATGACATAGTCGCCTTCAACATGACGCTCTGGAATGTATCCGTGATTAGGAATGGTGTAAGCAACGAAATCTTTTTCGGTGCCTGGAGCAAGGAAATCAAGTGGAAATTCTGGGCTAGCACCAGGAGCTAATTGAATTGGCTCAAAAATGCCATCAAGAACATTGCCACTGAGGACACCTTGACGAAGAGGCTGTTCAAGAGCTTTTGCAAATTCTGCATTAGCTGCAAGAGAAGTCTCTTTTTGCTGTGAACCAGATCTGACCAAAAGATCGGTCAACTCTGGAGTTGGTTGAAAAGTTTTATTACTCATATCTGACATAGTTGTTTCTCCCTTTTTTAAACTCAAGTGATGTTGATGGATACTTTGGCATAAGATTCGGCGTCTTTGGCACTTAGCCATTGACCAACCTTAGGTGCTCCTGCAGCTTGAGCTGCACTTAGCTGACCATTAGCTGCGAGATAAGCATCTGCGCCTGCTACTGGTGCGTCTGCTACACCTGTTGCGATAGTGTTGGTAGTTACCTGACCAACTCTAAGGATAGCAACCTTACTGCCAACCTGTACTTCATCCTGATGATAATTAATATGCTGTCGAGTAAGGTCATTATTGACAACATCATTAAGCAAAAGGCCAACTGGCTTTGCACCACTAGGACTAGCAACGTAGTTTACAACTGCGTTACCATCATCCATAGCCACGCCTGAGCCACCTGTGACAACTGATACTAATCCACCTCTTGTGATTGCAGAATTGCAGAAAAAAGAGATGTCTGTTTGAGTTTCGATACGATCTGGTTTAAGAGCCATGTTTTATTCTCCCTTAAAAATTACTTGGTTTGAAGTCTAGACTTAACAAAATCAACTAAAGCTGCACGAGTAGTTTCAACTGCGGAAACTTCTTCTTCACCTGCTACAGAAAGACTTACTTCTTCTTCAGTCTCAACTGTTTCAAGATCAGATGCTTCTGCAATCACCTCGTCTGCCTCTTCTTCTGCTGCCTCAGTCTCTTCTGTTTCTTCAGCAACAATTTCTTCAGAAGCCTTTGGCTTCTTCTTCATGACTGCCTCTTCATCTTCTTCTTTATCTTTCTTCTTATCCAAAGCTTCTTTAAGAGCTGGCGGCATCTTTGCCTCAGCTGTTTTAGCTGCTTCAGTGATAACAAGAGCGATAGAATCAAAAGATTCGTCATCAAGATTCTCAAATTTAGCTACTGCAGCTTCTGCTGCCTCATCATCTAGACCGGCTTCTACAAGAGATGCCCGTCTTTTTAATGCTTTTTCTTTTTTGGCCATTTCTTCTTCTTTTTCTTTGTAACCAGCAAGAACTTCATTAGCTGAGTCAAGCTGTTCTTTTAAAGAAGTTTTTTCTTCCTCAAGGGCCTTTACGAGTTCATCTTTCTCTGCAATTGAAGCTTCAAGTGCAGTGAACTTCTCAGTTTGTTCGGTCAAAGCCTCAGCAGATTCTTCCGCCTTAGTTTCCAACTCAGAAACCTTGACTTCAAGATCTGAAGCTTTACTGTATGTTGATGCGAATGCTTCAGACGTTAGAAGCGATTCTAATTTCTTATTCATCTTTTCGACGGTCTCTTCTAGATTCATAGTTTTTTTCTCCGGCTTAGAAAACGGCTTATTGTCTATTACACCCTTTTTTTCAAAATCAGTGTTTTTATCTTCTAAAAATTTATTCAACATGGTGCGACTAAAAATTATACTATCATTATTAGCAGGCTTGTCAACAAAGCCTTTACCACTAAAAGTAATATCTCTTAATACTCTACCAACAGAATAACCCTCATGTTGACCAGTGCCACCATAAGCTCTTAGATGTTTTGTTAAATAGGCAGTATCTTCTTTTCTGGCTAAAACTTTAAATTCGCCAGTAGTCTCATTTTTTAGACCATAATCAAAATTCTTAAAATAGCATTCCATACTAACGTACTTAATGCCTTCTTCAATTTCATTGATTAAATTTTCTGCCCTAGACTTAAGCTCAGGATCACTATAAGCCCTATATATTACAGAACCTGTTAAAATATGATATTTTTCAGGTAAATCACTTTCTGGTGTTTCTACAGGAATAACCTGACCATTATCATCTATAGGATAATTAGATGTAATATGTCCCACTACTACACTTTCATCATGCTCTAAATTTGTTGGCTTATCCTCAGGAGTACTCTTAGCCTTCCAGACCTCACCCTTGTCGAAAACGTCATCATTTTTATTCCAAGTACTGCTAACTAAAATAGACTGAACATAATATAAATCTTTATCCTCAATAGCTGCAACACTCTTAATATTATTAAAAGCAAAAGCTTTAGTATTTTCACAAGGTTCAGCGACAGAAGCATAGATAATACACGCTTGACTAGCCACTAATGCATCTATACCATCAGCTATCTCTTGTTTATATATTTTCATAATTTTACCTTATGTTTTGTGTAAAATTGTATACACCATGGAATAAAAAGATGCTTTCGCTTGCTTTTGATCATCTAAAGACATCGTATGCGGAAGATCTTGCTGAACAGATTTTTGCCAATCTATATAGTGTCCCATTAGTTCTAAATTTGCTTGAGTATTTATGGTATTAAACACTAACTCCACAGCATTTCTATCTATAATAGAATATGGCTTAATATTAAATAACACCTTAGATTTAACTTCTTCTAACTCACTAGCTTCAAGATGAGATAAACTTCTAAGATTTTTCTTTCCATAAAAATCAAGCATAATAGGATTGACAATCTCAGATATAGACTCTTGAGCATTTATAGCCCAAATAGATAAACTAGCTCCTGTTTGAGGGGCGAATTCTTTTTCTTTTCTTTTCTCTGTATCCTTTGAATTCATAGGTCTTCCTTCTCCTGGCTGACCAGGGGTTTTCTCTGTAACAACAGGTTTCTTAGGCTTCTCAAATTTATCTTTAAGTTCAAGTAAACTTTGTTCCTCAGATTTCTTGGTGTTTAATTCTACTCCTACTTCACTAGGTGTCAGCATACCTAATTGTACTCCTAATTTCTTAACAGCATTTTCAAAATTAGCATCATGATAAGGACTAACTTTAGGAGGACTAGCTTTTCTCTTATGTTCTTTATGCTCTTGATTGACTCTTAGTTTTTCCATATCTGGATCAAGACCAAATCTAGATCGAACCATCTCATCACTAACAATATTTCTATCTGCTAGCTGTATCAATAAAGACTTCTCAGCTTCTTCATTACTGAGATCCATTCTGTCAAACTCTATTCTGGCAGGATATTTAAAGCCCATAGCTTTCTGAACAAGCTCTATCTCTTGCTGCCAAAACCTAATAAGAACATCTCTACCGTATTGTAGTCTTTGTGTTAAAGTTTTTAAACTAATAAAATTATTTGTAGTCCCAGCTGCACCATAGGTTCCTGTCAATGTAGGAGGAATGCCTAATCCAGCATATACAGCATTTAAATGAGGGATATATTTACCTTCTCCTAAAAATTGATGTACATTAGTTTTGGATTCTAATAATTCTATATCAGGACCCCAAACAAGATCCATCGTGCCTCCACCAACATTGTTTCCTAGAATTTGTGCTAATTTAGAAGTAGCTGCTTTTGTAGGAGCAATCTTATGTTCTAAATTACCCAACTTAAATATTCTAATATTAGAAATAGCACCATCTAATGCAGACATATCGGCAAGCTTTAATTTTTCAATAACTGTAATATCATCCATGATTGCATATATCATAGGATAGGCCCAAGTTTGCCAATCATCTTTTTTATAATGATATACAGATGTTCTGTTTGCATCTAATGGATATTTCATCTTTGACTTAGCAGCTTCAATAATCTGATCTGGCAACTGTGCAACAACTTGTTTTTCTGCATCATTCTTAGGCGCATTAATTAGCTTACGCAAATTTGCTGGTAAAACAAGCTCATAGCGTTTATCCTGAACAAAAGATGACAAAGGCCCAGCAGCCACATCAACATATAAGGGATTCAAAAAAGTATACTTCCAAGGAATGACTCTCTTTTCAACTTTTTCTTCTGGGCCAATGTCAAAATCAGCTTTAGCTAAGGCTTTGAACATTTTTTCGGTGGCTTTGGTCGTGAGTTTTCCTGTCTGCCTGTCTATAACAACATTACCTGTTTTGTAAAGATTGTTAACAAACCTTTCGCTACGATCTTTTCCGTTGCATTTTTCAAACCATCTTTTGTAGAATCTTTCTACTCTTTTATTTCTGTGTACAATCCTAATCCCCTGAGTAGCAAAATCTCCCATCAAGTCTACAACATTTTTTACCAACCCTACACGTTGATAAATATCATCAGCTCTATACATTACATTTTTGACTTTTCTAGGCACTGCTTCATCTGGCCTAAAATAGTCATAATCACCACGAGTTAATCCTGGCCTTCCTGATGTATTTGTATCTAAATTAGAAAAATCAGTACGATACCTGGAATGTGCAGTAGCTTTATTGCTATACCCGTCTATCAGGGTATATTCATCTAACGCTCCAGCAGAAGCTTTCATGGCTTCATTTTTGCTAGCTTCATCATCTCCATAAAAGATATATGCTTCTTCAGGAGGTGTGGGACTTACGTTTTGAATGGCGTCACTTTTTGGATATTTTTTTGGCATGTTATATTATAATTCTATTGTAATGGGATTACAAGTTTCATACACCTAATCTCTGTAAATACCAGTATAAATGTCGTCGTTAGCTGGACCAGTAAACCATTCTGGACCTTTATACATATCTCCACTATCTTTGCCCATATGATTTCTAGCATTTCCACCGATAACATCATAGGTAGGAGGCTTGAGAACATTTGTCATTTGTCTTGCAAGCATATTGGCAATTACTAAAGAACTATATCTATCTTTTCTCAATCTACCCTTTTTACCCCCGTGTAACTTTACTTCTGGAGTATCCCATCTGTCTCTAGCTCCAGCACTAGTGCTTGTCTGAGTCATGACAATTGTTGTTAATTCGTCTTTAAGTTGCTCTATCTCTAAAATACATTCACTAAGATTATCATATATAGGATTAAGATCACCCTCTAATATGTCCTGATTTTCTCTTTCCATCGCTAGACCCAAAGAAAAATTGTCAAACCTTGGAAATAACAACCTTTTGTCTTCCATGTCTTTTCGTAAGCCATGATTAGCTTGAGCTGTCCAATTGGCATTAGCAAACTGCACCATCTCTAAAATATGTAAGCCCTGTTGACTATCAGTATCTTTATTCTTGCCATCATAATCTATAATCGGCCATATTAAATGCTCTCCGGATTGCAGGCGACTTGGATCATGCAAAGCTTCTTCAATAGCGATTCCTCCACCCTGAGCGTCTATACCTATTCTTTCTGCTGGAAACACTTTCATTAAGTCTCTTATTTTTCTTGCGCAGAAGCCATAAAAATCATGCTCAGATATTAGACCTGTCTTCTGTCTATCCTTAAAGTTAGTTCTGTTGGTAGTCCACACATATACAACCCTATTATGATTTGGCCTTAGCTCAATAACAACAATACAAAAATTATCTTTTTCACTAGCAGGGTCAATGCCGTAAACATATTTTGCTCCAGGATTTCCTTTAGTTACAGGATCAAATATAATAACATTCTCGTCTTGATCCAAGATAGACTTTTTGTCATCAACCACACAGCTTTCTACTAGACTTCTCTTAAAGAACCCTTCGCTATCTTCTACAAATACTGCGGCATATTCCATTTGATATGTGCCATTATGGATAGTAGCTTTTGCTCTACTGATTTGTTTGTCATCCATAAAACCTTTAGGTATTAACTCATAGGGGATACGGATAACACTATAATCTCTCCAGCTAAAGTTGTCTGGAACCTCTTCACCAAAAACATCCTGAAGTTTATTGTGGTCACCCTTACTTTCTATAATACCTTTATATCTTTTCCAGTATTGTGCAAAGTGTTTGAAAGCATAATCAGCAGTTCCACTTATTATAGCTTGATTTCCCATTTTCTTAGTAAGTACTTCTAATTCATCTGTCCAAACACCAAGATCTTTCATAGCCTGTTTTTTAGCTTCTTCTTTTACATTCTCAATAGGGCTTGCACTAACAGCAGCAAAACCAGCAACAACAGTTTCATATATTTCAGGAGATATAGAAGCAAATTCATCAGCAATAATGATATGTGCCCTTAGACCTCTGATTTTAGAACCATCTCCCATAGGGATAGCAATAGTCCAGCTGTCGCCTAATCGGAGTGTACATCGATCAACATCTTTTCTGGGTCCGTCGTCATTACCACTAAAAATACTTCTTAAGACAGGACTATTGCGCCAAATAGTTTCCATATATTCAAAAAGAATTTTACTCTGTCTAAAGGCAGCACCCACAACAACAATTTTGGTTCCAGGTACAAAGGTGCATTTCAGTATACAATAAAGACTCATAAGAAAAGACTTTCCAAAGCCACGACTTGCTATGAACATTGGAAAGGGTCGTACCCAGAACTCTTGCAGTATTGCCACCTGTATCGGATGTAGCTCTATGTTGAATAGAAGTTTACAGGTGGTAGCAAGATACTTTGGGTCTCTTAATATTTTTAGTAAATGGTAGTCTGGATGTTCTATATCATATTTAGATCTACCAATCATGGGATTGTTTGGTGTTGCTATTTTAGATAAGTCACCTAAGCCTAACCAAGCATCTTCTAAATTATTGTTTTCGTTCATTCGAATAAACCTTATACATAATTGTTTCAGCAAACTTAGATGCTGTATAGGAGGATTCACAAAACAGCACATGAATATCATGTAATATAGATAACTCTATAAGTTTCTTAATTAAAAACTTAGGACTTATTCTTGTTTTGTTCAGCATATGTTTTGGGATCCCTGAGTTTTTAGGAAACAGATAAACGTCTGATAGAGAAAATTCTAACAAAAGGAATTTATATTTAAACTTCGACATCCTCTCTGTCCAATCATCATACCTTTTCTCCACAATGTTTTTGGCAAACTCTGATGTGTTCTGCTTTCTTTCAATACAAAGTATATCTTCTAGACCCTCTACAGAATAATCTCCTGTGTCTAGCTTTTGTACCGCTGTGGTGTGACCAGGAAACTCCCAAGGTTTTTGTTCCCTAGTATCTATGATGATCTTAAGTTGATCCATATTTCTTTAATAATCTACGAGACTTTTTGATTGCTCTTTGAACAAGTAACTTTGCAACAGTCTTTACAAAAGGCAGTTTTCTTTTTGATGCCTCTTCTGATAACCAAGTTAATATTTCTTCCATATTATTTTCACACCAATCGTTTCCTTCAGCATTCATTCGAACAGCGCGTTTTTTACAACTACACGTAGGAGAACTCTTAATTCCTACAGCTTCCAACATGCCTGAAAGAATGGTTCCTGGACCATGAGGATCGCTATCCAAAGTGCGTGGCAGATGTGCTTGTAAAAATAATTCTGGATGTTTACCAAGCACTTGTTCAAATCTGTGTTGCAATCCTTCTAGTGTGCCTCCATCTGCTTTCCACTTAACATAATCGTCTTCTTTGTATAATAAAATAGGAGAGTCTACCTCTCTTATAACAGCAAAAACTATTTTGGCTTGTTCATAATCTTGAAAAAATACAGCTAATTCATCTAAATGAAAGGTAGCAGGTTCGATAATCAACTCTTCTTTAGTAACTGGATGAACCTTAATATTCCTGTATCTATGTAATGTTACTGCATTTTTTAACTTACATATATATGGCTGTTTCATATTAATCATCATCTTCTCCTATTGCTAACTATTTTAAAAAAAGTTTCTGCATACGCATCTTCATTATCCTTAATAAACGAATGATGTTTTCTGCATAATGTTATACCGTTATTGGGATGAAAACGTAACCCTGGAAAATCACTCCACCTTTTTATATGATGTACTTGTAATTGTTTTTTCATATTACACCCTGGCCACTGACATGTATGATTGTCTAATTTTTTGACCTGTTTTCTCCATTGTTTATATTGTGGATCTTTATAATTTCTATACATCATCTGGTGTTAAAAAGGGTTTGTCTACAATATCATTTGCATAAGTATGGTATTCTGTTAATTTTTCTCTACTTTTTTCTGTAGCCATACTTAAAATTTCCATTTGCCTGCCCTCCTTCTCTCTAATCTCTTCATCTTCCAACATCCGAATCAATCCCACCCATGATGATTTACCATCCTCAATACGTTTAATACGCTGTTCACGTGTCGCCTTTAAATCTTTGCTAATCTTCTGCTGTTCATTTAAAAGTTTGGTATACTCGTTCGTGTAGGAGCTAATACTGTTTCTTGCAAAACTTAATTGAGTTTCTAGATTAGTAAGTTTCGCCGTGTCCCTATCTTCTTCTGCCAAGCTATATTCAAAGTCTACTTGCTTCTGTAGCTTCTCTGTATCTGCTATATGTCTTTTGCGTTCTTTCATTGAACGATTGATTAAAATGTCAATAGTGATAAACTGTTTAATTTGTAATTCTTCTGCAGGAAGTACGTCCTCACGAAATTGTTTTACTAAATTAATCCATGTATTTTCAAAATATTCTAATTCTCCACTTTCAGCATCAAATTGTCTAGTTATTTCATTCCAAAAGCTTTTACTGTGTAGTTTATTTTTAAGGGTGTCATAACCTTCAGGATCATTCATATACTCCAATTTAGATTCAGATATATATCTTTTGATTGGTGCAGGAGTACGGTTTAAGTGGGTGGCAATTTGTTTAATATCTAATTTATTAAAATTATCTCTTATATACTCTTCTTCATCTAGAGATAGCTGTCCACGCTTCTTAGGTATCTTGTTCATTTTCGTAGTGTTGTGTTAGGATAGTTTGGATTATACTAATAACTTTCTTCTGATCGTTTTTGGTAATTTTATCTCCATGTCGTAATTTTAAATATAGGTCACGATATTGGGTAGGCATTTTAATATCTATTATATTTAAAACCTCAGTATTGTCAACTATATCTTCTACATCTAAGGATTTACTATGACTAGGAGTGTTCTCTATGTCCACAGGCTTCATTATGTTTTTCTTGGCGTTGTTCCTTATGTACCATGTGTTGTAAAGTTCACAATCGTTTCTATTACTAAACTCTGTACACATGCTCTGACTTTTTTTACAATGTTGGTCGAAAAAAGGACAGGTATTGCAGGGAACATCTGGTCTCTGATAATGGTCTCTTTTATAATTAAATAATCTGTTTCTTACATGCGTCCATAAGAAGTTCTCTAATGGTCTGCTGGAGTCATAGCGTTTTAAGCCTTCTATAGCAAATATAGCGGCTTGTTGTTTCATATCTTCAAAAGTATGATATCCAAATTTAAATTTATTACCTAATCGTCTACTTATATTATCTAATACTTCTAAAAATTCTGTTTCGCTTACATTATTCGGTAGTGTGTTCTTCTTCGTCTTCTTTTTGCTCATCTAGCAGCTCGTTGATGCACTTTCCTTGAGATTTTTCTAGGTCCTCTGAAACATCCAAACTGGCACAAGCTTTTACATTTAATGTAGAGTCAATTGGTTTACTCATCTTTGCTCCTTGCAAAAAACGGTGTATCTAGTATTATAGTATTAAGATATACACATTTGTCAATAAGGATCTATTAAAATGGCTAACTATAAGAGATGGAGTAATGCAGAAAAGGAATTCATTAGAGAGAATTGCGGGACATGTAGTGACAAACAAATAGCTATAAGAATGGGGGAAATTAGTGGAGAGAAAATAACGTCGGACATGATAAGACAACAGAGACGAAAGATGCAAGTGATTAAAAAGAAAGGAAGACCCAAGAAAAAGGATATCATTACTAATACGGAAAACGGTTAATTTAATATAGGGGGTCGGATTGTGTCTACACCACCCCCGCTTATTGAGACTGAATCTCAATAACGATAGCAAAATGAAAAAACCCCCATACTGTACATAAGTGTACTATCTAAACCTATCAGGCAGAAATATCTCAAAATGATACACGATATCATGTGTGTTGCAAAATGCAATGCAAAATGCTACACTATTTGCAAAATGCAAATCATGTCTTAAAATGAGAATCACAATATACCTATAAAACAAGTATAAAAAATATTTTAGCGAATGGCACGATACTTGCATATATATATTACCAGTAAAGAAAACTTTTTAACCCTTTAAGGAATTACAATTATGAGTAACAATTTTTCAATCGAATACCGAACTGATTGCTGTGGAGCATACGTTGAAAACGATGCTGACATCTGCCCTACTTGCTACGAACACTGTGAAGTGATCGAAGATAGGGTCGATTATGACGGTTCTGACGACGTTCACTTTCAAGCTAGTCTGGATTTTTATGGGGCGGGCTAAAGTCCCCCTTGCAATTTGTCGATAATTATATTAGACTCTGATTATTCACCACCATTTAGGACACCACATTATGAGACGTAAAAAACCAATTCCTGCAAGTCTGCGATTACAAGTGATCGACCGTGACAATGGCCGTTGCCGTGCTTGTGGTATCGGTGACCGTGATGCCCTGCAAGCCGACCACATTGTGCCGGAGTCGAAGGGTGGCGAAACAAGTCTCGACAATCTGCAAGCCCTGTGCGGCGTGTGTAATAATCGCAAACAAAACACCGTAGTAGAATTGCCAATCCGTCCTAGTGTCGATGGATTCGGTGACTATGCTGACGTAATGCAAGCAAGGACAGACTTCTTGGAAACACTTGCTGATGTCAGACAGTCGGAGATTGTCAGGCTTACAGCAATCGTCAAGGCATGGCGTCAAGCCAATGTCAGGGGTTGCATCATCCGTAACCGTCTGGAGAAAATGGTTGACAAGCGTAAGGTCGAAGGTATACTAAAGGCAAGCCGATAAGGAGGCATCATGAAAGAGTCAGATCAAGAATTGTTGTTGATTGTTATTGTGTTGTGTGTTATTGTAGTGTCAGTGTTTTACAGTTACACACCAATTTGTTAAGGAGTCAAGATGTTTACAGAGCAAGAAAAAATGGAAATGATTATTGAGGGGATACGGAATGGTGATGTGTTTATGAAGGACGGTATAGCAGTCGATGAGTACGGTGACCCTATATTTGAGGAGGATGCAGATGCCCAGAACTAAAGTAAACCCACTAAAACTAAATGAAATAAATTTTGATTCCAAATATATGAAGGAGAAAGGTCGTTATGTTAAGCGTTATTTTTTCGCTAATGGTCTTGGTGCTATTGTGTCAAATCATGACAACAGTTATGGCGGGCATAGCGGCTACTTTGAAGTCTGGATTGTAGAGTATAAACATGGTACAGACCCTAACATGTCTTACAAAGTATTAGAATCGCATCCGATACATAAACGACACGGAGCGGTAGAAGTGTTTGGATGGCTTGACTTTTTTGAGGTTGCTGATAGACTACAAGAGATCAGAAACTATAACACGGGAGATTACGACTATAATGCCAAGTGATACAGAACAGCTAATGAGGCAGTATCCTATCCTATCCGCTGCATGGGATGAATGCACTAAGATATGGTTGGGTGTTGAACAGGATGGTACGGTTCACAAGTTCAATCGTAAGCTATTAGAGGAAACAGAAACATCACCATTTGGAGAATGATCATGGATTTTGAAACAAGATTGACAGCATTAGATGATATGTGCAGAGATATGGCAGAAGTACTAATACAGAATCGACTGATAATAGAGCAGTACCAACGATATGAGCAGAGGGTAAAGGATATAAAAGAACAGTACTCTGATATTATGAGTGACCTATCACCAGAGTTTATAGAGAAACAAATTGAACAGAAGATGGACAGCATGACTGCTACTCCTATGAATCCTAAGTATGTTACATCAGAGCAGAAAGATGTTATATGGAATCAGATGGTAGAGGGTAAAGATAAAATATCATTTGCGGAAATGAATCACCATCTAAGCAGCAGACATATACAAGGGAAAGCAGCGTTATTTTTTCGACATAAAATCTCAAAGCTGGAAACAATAGGAGGTAATAAGAAACGATATGTATTGTTGACGTAAACCCTTACGAGGAAAGGACTTAGCTCTACGGAGCCCGCCGGGTAGTGTACATATGTACCACCTAAGCCTACCGGATAGCATTAGTGGCATAGCCAGCGAGGAAAAACATGTATTTAATTAAAGATAACTCCAGGACAAGCCGATAATATATGTATAGGAAAGAATAACCCACGGAGAAAAATGATGTTGACAATCGCCACACTATTAAGTATGATCGTAGGGTACGAAGGGTATGATAACGGCAAAGTATATGTTGGAGTTTATACCCCTCAATGTGAGTATGGTTATGTTATCACGCCGGAGGAAATTTACTTGGACACAATTTATGAAAAAAAATAAAGATTTCGCTTGACAATGCCGATAATGTATGTATACTTGAGATATAACAACAACCACTTGGAGAATTGATTATGACACCTGCTGAAAACATTTACCGATCTGATCTTGACGACGTTGACGGACTTGACCCTGTTCTTGAGCAGATGGAAGAGTATGTCGCCCATGGTAATGTATTTCAAGATGAAATCGACGCCTATGATGACGGACAGCCAGACATGGATCAAGAATACGCTGACCTGTACGGATATGGTAACGACTATGATTGCGTGAACGACATTTTCGACTATCCAGAAGATTGGGGGGTGTAATGAACATTGACATTCATGGATATAAAATAATGTCTGAACAATTACAGATAGTACTGTTAAGACAAGAAACCACAGACTATATTCAATCCCAATTATTAGCAGGACAGCTTGACAAGGATTGGAAACGTGTTAAAATTTGTTCAAAGGTTTTACTAGAGCGTTGGAGGAATGGAAAATGAATGAATATGTAGAAGATAGTTTGTATGATGTACTTGACAGGCTATCTACTAAGTTGGTACAATTATATTATCTTAACAGTTGGGAATTAGATGACAAGGACGGCATGAGGGTTTCAGGAAATATACTTTACGCGAGGAACTTCTACAATGAATAATGCGATGGATCCAAATTTTCGATACTACGATTGCAACAATATTGTTGATGAAATTACTGGAGTTGAGCAAGATAATTTGTCGATAATGGTAGCAGTACCTAGAATTGATCTTGACACACCAGAGAATAGACAGGAAAATCTAGCAGCGATTTCAGGTATTGTAGAGGAGCAATATCGTCGAGGCGTTCAGAGTTTTACTTATGAGGAGTATACAGCAGAATGAATATTATTGAAGTAGATTTTCTGTCGATTGTAATAGGATATACAGTTGGCGTAGCTATGATGTGGTCGATTACACAAACAGTATTTCACACGGAGGTGAATGATGGCGAAGAAACAGAGGGAAGCGATGCGAATTTTCGGAATAGCGTTTATCACTGGAACTATCCTTACAATTTGCCTACATCTGATTGAAGGAATAGCTCCACCTCCTAACTTTTTATAAGGGTAACCCGTTGCTGTATAACGACTTACAGCGATGGGGCCCGCATATTATGTGCCAAAGTTTTTTTTGTTTTTTTGCTTGACAGCTAAAGTTACACATGGTAAAATGTCGATATAACACTTAGGAGAAAAGATTATGACACACAGAGAATTGACTAAATTAGTTCACGGTAAAACTTGCAGATTAGAACGTAAGGTAGCAAACAATACATACGCTAGGATTCAGCACGATGGGAGCATTGCTGTTCGCTTGTACAGTACGGACGTAGTAACAATCCATCCCGACAATAGCGTTACGCTGAGACATGGTGGACATAAAACAGACACAACAAAAAACAGAATCAATAGGTTTAGTCCTTTTTATGTACGCCAAGAAAATTGGGAATGGTATGTAAATGGGATTACACCTTTTGAGGACGGAATGACGATTAAGGCTTGACACGGTGTCAGGCATATGGTATAATGGTTAGGTTCAGTTTCACACTTTGGAGTTTTAATTATGGACGATCTTATGATTTCTGTTGGTATCATCGCTGCTGCTGCTATTGCAATCGTAGCGTTTAGTGTTTACGCTGTTTACGGAGGCTTTCAGGCTAATCTCTGCGAAGCAAAACCGGGACAGGTTTTTAATTTTGAGTACATGCAACCGTTGAATGGTGATCCAAAACGTGTACTCGCAAGGGTTCTTGAGAAGCCTTACAGGTTTTCTGATTCTACTCTTCAGAGAATGAATAGGGTTTCCAACTATCGCAAGGGTGATCCGGAGTTCAAGCGTACAAATCACATTGTAACATGTGAATTGCATGACGGTGAAATCCGACAGTTCTATTGCGAACGTGTCAAGAATTGCCGCAAGCCGCTATTCGGTAGCATTGTGGCGTAACGCTCTCTTCGTGGTGTGTGCGAACCGGCCTAAGTTGTTGCTCAGCAATGACTTAGGTTCGGTCGTGCCCGCACATTCTGTGCCAAAGTCTTATTCTGTCACACCTAAGCCTGCCGGCTGGCATTAGTGGCATAGTCAGCCAAAAAAGATTCAAGATTATGCTTGACAGTGGACGATAACTATAGTATACTGAGGGGACAAGCAACATCACACCGGAGAACACCATAATGAAATTCTCAGCCGCCAATACTAAACTCAAGAAATTATACAAGCTCGCCTCTACTGTGCTCAAGCGGTGGTTAGGCCAGAAGATAGGACGGTCTGCCGCCAAAGTTTATTCTTTCGATATTTTGTCGGGGGTAGACTGTCCTTTCGCTTTTCTGTGCAAGTCTCAGGCAGAAGAACAAGCCGATGGTAGTCGCAGAATTAAGGACGGCCCCAATACTAAATTCCGTTGCTTCTCTGCTAGTCAAGAAGTATTGTTCACCAATACATACAAAAGTCGCAAGCGTAATCACGACGCTATTCACGCATTAGCAACGTCCGACGATATGGCAGACGCATTGTGTGCAGCGTTACCGAAGGATTGTCGTGTCGTGCGTATTCATGTGTCTGGTGATATGTTTAGTCACAAGTATTTCATGGCATGGATCAAAGTCTCAGAACGCAACCCCGACGTTTTATTCTATGCGTACACTAAGTCTCTCACGTATTGGGTTCGTAGTCGTGACCTTGTGCCGACTAATCTTGTTCTGACTGCATCATACGGTGGTC